CGATAAAACTTTGTCCACGGCTTTTGATGCCTCTGGATTCATGGCAACTTTAAATAATGGTATCATTTGATGTGGTTTGCATGGTTTATAAAATATTTATTTACCTCGTTTTCAAACGGCGTACCGATATACTTTGAACAGTTGCCTTTTAGGATTGCAACCTTTATTCTTTCCTCATAGTTCCAAAGAACAAAAGGAAAAGAAATCTGGTCACGGCTGGAAAACTTGCAGACTTGTTCAAACCAAGCTAAACCAAAATCAATCGTAATTTGATTCACCTTCCTAATATAACATCCCATTTCGTAAAGCCCAAAGTACGGAGGCATTCCAACCGATTGATAAAAATTCATTTGACTTTTTACAAGGTCTTCATTGTCTAACTTTCCCTCAAGCACGGCGGCTATTTCTTGGTATAAACAACGTCTTTGCGCGTGACGGAAAACATACAAATCAGCGTCCCCGTATTCCTTAATAATTTCTTCGGGGTGAATGGCTAACTGGTGTGTTCCATCATGCCATATAATGTAATCAAAGTCAATCTTTAAAGCCTGAGGAATGCAAAGTATCTTTTCAGCCTTCGCGTTGCGCCTATGCCTTAACGGGTCAATCATACTAAATTGATGGTTCTGTACTTGATTCCAAACATTTAAGTCATGGTTAACTTCATCGACAAAAGCAAGGTAAGTACAATTATCAAAGGTCGTCTCAGGGTCAACCAGTACGTCTTTGTTTCCAGTAATTGAGGTTATAATAAGGTAGTTCATAGGGCAAATATAAACTTTATTATTTTATAAATTAAATATTATTTTTAACAAAATTATTTTTATCTTTGTGGCGCAAGGTAGCTGGTGCCAGAGCGGGCGTGTAAAAGCGGTTGCCGTAATAGGTTCGATTCCTGTCCTTGCCACTTAGCAAGATGTAAACATTAAGGAAAATTCGTCACAGGTTTACATATTATTGCAGACGAACCGAAACGCTTACGGTTAACAGGGCTTAACTCATAAAGTCCAGAGAGCGCAATCTAACGAGTGACAGCGCGGAAAGACGGCATTTTTAAATCCAGCCCTTGCACAATTAAAAAAAAAGTAAGAATGTAAAGTAAAATTAGTATATTTACATATTCTTTTGAAGGGTCTGGACAACATTCAAAAGATATTTGAGACAATATCCGCATTGTTTCACTAACCCGATAGATGTCCAGCTGTCGGGTTTTTTTATTATATTAAAATGGAATTAAGATTAAATTTAGAACTTGAAAAAGGTTTAACATCTGACCAGTTCTATTTACTATGTCACTTAGGAAATTACATGAATCACAAACGTGAAGCAAGTGTAAGTAATGCAGAGCTAAGTAAAATTACAGGTTTCGGAGAATCAAAACTACTAAGGGTAAAAAAAGAATTAAAGGAAAAAGATTTACTAAAGATAAATTATTCTTATGATGAAAAGTATGGAGGTCAAAAATCAAATACCTATTTAATCAATACAAAAATCATAGAAAAATTATGAGAAGCCATTGGAAATATAAAATAGATTACATAGGTTTTCCAGAGACTCATTTAAAAGTTTCTGGCGTTTATATAATTGACGATGTTTATGTTGGAGCATCTAAAAACATTAGGTCAAGAATTATTAAACATTGTAATAATGCAATGAATAATATTAAATGCAATATAGGGCTAAATGAATATCTTAAAATGAAGATTTTTGATAATGAACCCATAGAATTAATGTTACTTGAAGATGATATATATAGGGAAGGTGAATTTATTATAAATTTTAAGCCAGTTTTTAATCAAACCACTATTTCGTATTCAAATAAAAAATTAAGATGAACAAGCTAAATAACAAAATCAAAGATAATTTTACCATTATCCCCAATGACATTATACGAAACAAAAGCCTAAGCGACCGCGCCCGTTTTCTATTTTGTTACATGGCTTCCATGCCTGATGACTGGAAATTTTATCAGGGCGTAATGGCAAAAGAACTTGGGTAAACAAAGGACACCCTTAGAAAGTATATTGAAGAACTTTTGGAAACAGGGTATTTGGATAGGGAACAAAGAAGAGAAGTTGGAAAATTTGATAGCTATGATTATACCTTAAATTTTTCACCGTGTACTAAAAATACCGACACGGTAAAAATCCGCGACGGTAAAAATCCGTTACGGGAAAATTCGTCACTAACAAATACTAACTTAGAACAAAGAAAGACTATTATAAATATAAACTTAGACAAAGAGTTTGAAAACGAGTTTTCGACCTTTGAAAAAATTACTATTGAAGATTCTCAAAGTTCCAAAGTAAACCCGTTTACAATTGTTGCTAAGTTGCAAAGTGAAAAAGAAAGAAAAATTGTTGCGCCGCAAAAAGAAAGAAAAACCGACGCCGCCCCTAAACCCGAGCGCAAACCCAACCCCACATACGAAGCTTTTATCGTGTTCTGTCAAACCTTCGAACAGTTATCAGGCGCGGCGTACCCGACCGACCAAAAGGGACATTATATTATGAGCCCCAAAGATGCTGGAGGAATGGTATACTTGTTGCGTTGGATTGAAAAAGTTGACAGGAATAATGATACAAATGAGGCATTAAAAGTATTTTTACAGGCTGCTTGGTCATTGCCTGACAAATGGTTAAAAGCCAACTTTACCCCAGCCATTTTATACGGACAGGCGGGGAAGATTTACACGGCTTACCAAACGTCTTCACCAGCGGCAAAGAAAAAAGCGTATGACGATGAAGTTGACAGGCTTTTGGCTGAGGCAATGAAAAAATATCAAACACAATAATATGATACAAGTAAGTTTTAGTGGCGGTCGTTCATCCGCAATGATGTCAAAGATTATGATTGATAATTATCCAAAAGATGAATTGATTTTTACTTTTGCCAATACTGGAAAAGAAATGCCTGAGACATTGGATTTTGTAAACGCGTGCGATTTGGCTTGGAATTTAAATGTAGTTTGGATTGAATTTTGTCCAGAAGAAAAATTTAAGGTTGTAAATTATGAAACGGCTTCACGGAATGGCAAACCTTTTGAACAGTTGATTGAAAAAAGAAATTATTTGCCTAACAGGGTGACAAGGTTTTGCACAAGCGATTTAAAGATAAAACCAATGTCAAAGTATTTACAAAGTTTAGGTTTTAAGGAATGGGATACAGCCATAGGAATAAGAAGGGATGAACCAAATAGGTATCACAAAATAAAAAACAAGGTAAAAAAAGATAGATGGGATTATGTATTTCCGTTATGGGACACGTATGCAACTAAACAAAGTGTTGCTCATTTTTGGAAACAACAAGACTTTGATTTAAATATTCATAGCGAGCATGGAAATTGTGACTTTTGCTTTCTTAAAGGATTAAAAAAGAAGGTAGCACAAGCACATATAATGCCCGAACGATTACAATGGTGGATTGATATGGAAATAAAAATAGGAAGTAAATTTCATAAAGATTTTTCAATGACTACTTTAAAAAATTTAGCTTTAAATCCTCAACTATTTGATGAGCCAAATATTGATTGTTTTTGTGGAGATTAATTTATTTCAATTTATATTTACAATTATAAAAACCAACTTATATGAATTTACCAGCTATTGCAATGACAATCGAGGAAAAGATACAAGACATTCAACTTGTTATCGACAATCGAGAAAAAAGATTATTTAAAACGGGTATCGTTGAAAGCCTGCCCAAAATAAACCAAGTAGTAAAACAAATCCTTCCCCTGTATGGAATTGAGGCAAGTCCAGAACATTTAATTGAGGTAACCCAATTTATTACCACTTACAAATTAATTGCCGTTGATGAAATTAAACTGGCTTTTGAAAAGTTCGCACGGCAAGAATTGAACATTGATGACCATAAGTTATACGGCAAAGTTGATTTGGCTGCTATTGGAAGGATTTTGACCGCTTATATCAACTGGAGGCAAAAGGTTTATTTTACCGTTGATATGGAAGATGAAAAGAAACGAGCAAAGATGAATGAAGAACAAAGACAGGTTGAGGCAAAGCGCAAGTTTTACGAAGAATTTCCCGAGATGTTAAGCGGCTTCAAAGGTCAATCCTACGAAGATGTTCCAGTATATTGGTACGACGCCGCGATGGAAGCTGGGTTAATTGGTTACGCTGAGGGGGAAAAACGCGCCATTTGGGAAGAGGCTCAGGAAATAGCAAAGAAACAAAAGATACAGGCAGACAGTTACATTGATTTTAAAACCCAGTTGCATCGGGTGGAAGAAGAAGGGAAAAAGCGGGCGATTATCATAGCGCAAAAATTGGCGGTCTGGAGAATCGTTCTCAATAAAGCATAATTTTCATGCAATCTGGTTTTCATGGTGGGAAGTATTTTATTTCCCACTTTTTTTTTAAAATAATGTTGTAAATATTTTTTTATATAAATAATTATAATTAAATTTACATATTGAAAATAACAAAAACAACCAATCATGAAAAAGCCACAAATTTTAGAACTAAAAAACAAAAAAACTGGATTAATAACTATAAGACAGTTTAAGACAAAAAAAGAATGCGATAGGTTTTTAAGAAATAATTACACTACTTATTCTTGGAATATTATTTAATTACCTTTTTAAAACAACCAATCATGACAACAATGACCGACGTTAAAAACAGATTAGACAAAGTTCAGGATTTAGTTATGAATCCAGAATTTATTAAATCAGTTGCAGAAACTTTAGAAACAAATGGTTGCAGCGCTGAAGAATGGGAATCAAACAAAGTATATTTCCTTATGACTTTTGCATGGAATTATTTAAATAAAGTAGAAGAAAATAATTAATTAAAACGGGGTGCAGCATCCGAGCCAACTGCATTTTAAAACAACCAATCATGAAGATTACAAAATTTACAGCCCGCATACCACTGGGCGACGAAAGAAAGAAATACTTTGTCAACGTCGTTTTTTCATGCGGCTTTGGCTTATTTGGTCAAACGTTTAAAAATTCTCCAGACTACTTAATTGACTTGCATTCTTTTGAGGTTGATTCCGCTTACCTTGAGCAACATCCTGAGAAAAACGTTGGCGCAAGAATGCTTGTTCCAATGATAGATGAATACCAAGACCTTTGGCAAATTTGCAACGATTAATAAACAACTTTAAAAACAACCAATTATGGACAATTTACCAGAAAGCACAAAAAATCTTTTAAATTATTACGAAGAAACCTTAAGTAAACTTAGGCAAGAAAATAACAAGTTAAGCATCGATAGCCAAAATGATTGGATTATGTCTTTAGATATGTACATGTATTCCCTGAGATATATTTTTAAATTGGTTGATTATTACAAGATAACTCCAATACAATTTTACAAAGACGAGGTTTTGGAAATGATGCACCGATTTGAAAAACACGCGGCAAGTAACAAGGATTCAAAAATGTTTAATTTAAATATTAGCCTCGTTGATTATTGTGGAAAGGCTTACAAGGAAATGGAAAAAATACCTGCAAAATGAAAATACAAGACTTTGCGTTAAACGCCTCATTAAACGTTTGCCCCTCCCATATTGTTGAACCCCTTCACCTAAAAAAATGGTGGAGGCAGCGCGGAGTTGGCGAACTTGAAAAATGGTTTGTCTCAGGAAAAGCCATTAACTACAATGATGAAATCGACTGGAAAAAAATAAGTGACTACAAAAAACAAATGTGGTACGATTCTCAAAACTTTCAAATAAATATGGGTCATGAATATTCTAAAAGGCAGGGTTAAATACACGGCTGGCAAAGTTTTCGAAGGTCAATACGGTCCTTCCATCAACGCCGCAATTACATTGGATAACGGTACTGATATCCGCGTGTACGGGAAACCAGACGATACAAAGTTGATGGCATTAAAGAAAGACGATGTCGTTACCATTATCCACGACGGCAAATCTTACAAAGTGGCTTTTGACATGGTTACGGCGAATGAAATACCTGAAAAGGTACAAACAACCACTGAAACAAATAACGTGCAGCAGGCGGCAAATGTAGCCCCTAAAACAAACGGGAAATTAACGGCTGAGGAAATAAGCGAAAAGGCTACTTTTATGACGGGTATATACGCCGACATATTTCATCAGTTACAAGCCTCAGGACTTGAACCAGCGCAAGCGCAACCAGCCGCCGCCACTATTTTTATTCAGATAGGAAAATATTTTTAATTCATTATTGGTATGTTTGCCCCAGCCTGAAAAATGGCTGGGGATTTACCGATACAAAAACAACTTAGATGCTTTTACCAAAACCATACATATCAGTTAGCCAAATTAACCTTTGGTATTCCGACCGCCAAAAGTATATAAATCGATACTTTTTAAACCTTCCTGAAGAACCATCCATTTACATGAATTTCGGAAAACAATTTGCAACGTCAACCGAAACATTTATAAAAGATGGTATCATTGACAATAATTTGCCTCATTTTTATTTAGAAAAAATACGTCCAATGAAAGGGCTTGAGGCTGAAAAGGAAATAAGTATGTCTATTAACGACATTCAAGTCAAAGGTTTCATTGACGCCTGGGACGTTCAAAATAACAGGGTCATTGACTTTAAAACCTCAGGCAAACCGTGGACAATGGACACGCTGAAAGATAGCCTTCAAATGAAAGTGTATGCTTTGGCAATGTTTGTTAACGGTGATAAGATTCCTGAGTCTCAAATAAACTGGCTGGGAACAAGGAGAATCAAGAACGGTTTGGAATTTACAGGCGAAAGTTTTGAATTAAACCATACCTTTGAGATGGATGAACTTTTAAAGGCGATTGTTTTAATTGAGCAGACTTGCAAGGAGATAAGCAAAACGTACACCAGTTTTTTACATTCCAAAAATTTAATAGAATGACGGTTCAAGAAGAATTTAATCAATTTAAAGGTGGCATAAGGTTGATGAAATGGGAAATCAAATGGAAGTCAGGTAAGATAATAACCGAGGCGCCAACAATAGAAGAAGCGATAAAAAAGTTTAAAGAACTGGGAATTGATATACCTGAGAAAGAGATAAGTATCTGTAAGTTTGGTAAGTAATTAGTTGTTAAAAGTGTTGTTTTTTGTCCCGTATCTCATTGGTACGGGATTTTTTTTATTTTATTTTTGTAAATATTTTTTTATTCAAATAATTATAATTAAATTTACATAACAAAATAACCAATCATGAAAAACGAATACGTAATCTGGGGCATAGCACCAAACACAACTGAAGAAGATATTTTATTTACTGAGGCTCAAACTTTACAGGAAGCTAAAAAAGTAGTTGATATTTTAACTACAAAGCATAATTGTAAAAATTGCAGAATCCAAGTAATTGATTTTTCAAAGCCTCTTGATTTTTTATCAATTATTAATAACTAAAAACAACCAGAATGAAAGTTAATGAAGTAAAAGTCCAGTATTCTAAAAAAATAGTTGGCAAAGTATCAAATAGTCAAAGCGCTGTTGATTACTGTAAAAGTATTCCAGAATTTGAAAATAGGATGGAATATCAGGAGGTTTTTGCTGCTGTATATATTGATACTGCCAACAATATTCTTTGCCATCAAATTATAGGAATAGGCTCAATATCAGCAGCAATAGCAGATATAAGAATAATAATGTCAACCGCTTTAAAGACATTAACAACTAAAATAATATTATGTCACAATCACCCTTCAGGAAATTTACAACCTTCGGATGCTGATATTAAGCTAACAAAAGAAGTAAAGAATGCAGCTTTATTTTTTAACATACAAGTTATTGACCATATTATTTTAACAAAAGAATCTTATTATTCTTTTGCAGATAATTGTATTTTATAATTAACAACTAAAAAAACCAGAATGGAAAAGAACATTTACACCGTGATGTATTTTGGCAATGCTAAAAAATATCAAGATTTACGTCAAGAAATTGCAGCTTTCTCAAAGCGCGAAGCCGTTGAAAGATTTTACGCCGCAATGTTAAACTCAAATTATTTCCCTGTAGATGAATTTTCATGGGGAGGACTTCTTTACGATTGCGACGGCAACATTATTGCAGATGCACACGACGAAACGATTGAGTACGATGGCGGTTATTTTTACGCTGAACAATTAACAACGGTATAATGAAAGAGCCAATAATTGAAACATACGTTCCACAAAACAAACGCCTTCCTTTCCAAATAGCTGGAGGGGTTGGCGTTGCCTTCGTTGTTGGGTTGATTTATTCCCCAGTCAATACAAATTACCAATATACTTCGTTTATTCCCATTATTGAACGTGACACCGTTTACGTTCACAAAATAACGTCGCTCACTATCCAGGGCAAAGATGAAAAGAAGGAAGTTGACGAAAGTGCTTACGGATCTCGTTCATACGGCTGGGAGGTGCGCAAACTATCAGGCATACAACTCAGGCAAACATTGGAAGGTCGCGGCTTTCGTAACCTTGCAAAAGTTGACAGGGCAAAGCTTCGTCGAATTTACCTTGCTTATTGCTATGAATCAATGTTGATGAACGTTCACTTATTAACCGACTTTCCTATTTCAATGATTTATTCTTTTTTCATCATTGAGGCAACCAGTCAAGGGGTTGAAACGGAGTTGTGGCGCAAGCACGCAAACGCTGGGGGGGTTAAGGCTTTGAAAGGTCACGACTATGTGACCTATAAAACACGCGAAGTAATAAGAGGTAAAAACAAGTTTATAAGGGCAAAGTTTATGAGTGCCGAAACAACTGAAGAAGGTATGAAGCTTTGGGCTGGTGTTTTAAATTCTGGAAGATACGCCGCTTGTAAAAAGGCAAATTACAGGATAAAAGGAATAAAGTTATACGAATCTATTTGTAAATGTGTTTACAAATCGGGATACCACACCGACACCGATTACAAATTTCGCGCCTCATTGATGGCTGAGTACTGGCAGATCAAAAGGGATAATTTTCCTTTGAAGAAAGAATACAACCAATTTTAAACTTTTTTTTAAATAAATGTGTAAATATTTTTTGTTGTAAATATTTATTATTAAATTTACGTATTGAAACAAACGAAAAATATTTCACCACTAAAAACAAAAAACAAATGGAAAAGAATTTTACCAACACCCAGTTTAAATGGACTTTTGAAAGCATTAGCGACAACATTCCTACAATCATGCTTTTGACAATCGTCCTTACTTATGGCATTAATGCCTATTTAACCGCAATTTTTTTACCGATTAATTTCTGGATTGCAATCATTGCCTCAACCATTTTACAACTTGGACGATTTGCAGTCGTTTTCATGGACTTTTTAAATCCTACTAAGGGAAGAAGCCCTTACCCACCTAAAATAGCATTAGGAGCGACGGTAATAGCCTTAATCGAAGTTTTCTTCGGGTTAATGGAAAAGTATTCTGGCGCAGAATTTATTACCATGTTCTTTTTTGTTGGAACAATCGTATGCTTTGGCTACCTTTTGGAAATAAACTTTGTTGACAAAGGGGTTGAGGCATACGGATTGGTAGAACCTAAAATAATCAAAAGACGCAAAAGAAGGGTCGCTGCAAAAAAAGTCACGGAAGATGCACCAAAAGAAAGTAAGGGTTATGTAACTTCGTTTCAAACGATAACACTTTGAGGACATACATCGGGGTTGACCCAGCAATAAGAATAAACGGAATGGCAGCTTGTTTTATTAACCCAAACAAAGAGGTAAGATTCACGAAATATAAAAGGTTCGTGGATTTTATCCTCGACGTTCCAAAGTGGGCAAAATACGATTGTCCTGTTGTACTCGTGGAAGATTCCAGCCTTCAAAACTTAACCTTTCACAATTCTATTAACCGCGCCATTCTATCCAAGATGTCTCGAAATGTGGGCATGAATCAAGGAGCTTCAAGAATAGCCTACGAATGGATTAGGGAAAATGGATGTGAAGCTTACAATATTAGCCCTGAGCAAAAGGGCAAGAAATGGGGAAAGATAATATTTATGAAAGTCTTTCAAAACGAAGGCTACAAATTTGAACCAAATTTTAAACCAGCCAAAATAAGTCAGGATGAAATTGACTGTTTTACACTGGCATTACAAGCAAAAAATTACCAAAAACATGAAAAAAAATAATGAATTAATTGATGGCATAGAGATAAGCACTTGGAAGGAAATTGAAATGATTGCTAAAACCTATCCAAAACCGATTAAATATTCAGACGGTTTGAATAGTAAAATAGCATTATTAAAGTTTTATCTTAAGCCTTTACTTCCAGACTTAAACCCACCAATGATGGCAATGGACAAAGGTCGAATGCTTACAATAGCATATCGTATGTATAAAAGCACGGACGGGGAGGCGGTCACAAATTTATCATTGAAGATTATAAATAAAATTATAAATTAAGAAATCGATTACGTTTGTGTTAAAATAGTGGTGAAATCGGGGGTGACATTTGCGTCGCCCCTTTCCATTTTAAAACGTGATTCCTTGCGTCTTTGCATAATCAACCACCGCGCGCGCGTGACAAAGTGCCAACGTATTTTGGAATGCTGGGTCAAACATCATTAACGCATCTTTGTAATTAGTAAAGAATCCATTTTCAGATAAGACGGCTGGCATATTGGTTTGACTCAGGACAAAGAAATTTTCCTCCTTGTCTGGATCATTGTCAATCGTATCGCTTCGAAATAACCATTTTGGGAATGCTTCTTGCACCTCATTAAAAAGGAATGTGGCGTAAATATCTGACTTTGTTTGTCCCTTTGATGTGAAGACCTCAAAACCTCGTGCCGTTGACGATGCTGCGTTGCCATGGATGCTTAGGTATAACGAAGCCTCATAGTTTTGGGCGTTTATATTTGCCTTTGCTACGCGCTTAGTTAGGCTAACGTCAATTACAGGATCGTAAACATTGATAACCGAAAAACCCCAATCCTTTAAATACTGCTCAATTTTTGCCGCTACCTCACGATTAAAAACGCCTTCAAAGAACCAACCGTAACCGTGGAACTTTGCGTTATTATGCTGATAGCACTTTGAAGGATAGGTTGTATAATTGTAAGGTAATTTTTTCTTTGAATCAATGCCTCCATGACCCGCGTCAAGGAATACACAAAATTTACTTGCTTTCATATTTTATATTTTAAAGGGAGGCATAAATCAATATACCTCCCTGAAGCCGCATAAGGTAGCGAATCGTCTGCGCCTATATTTTATCCCTGCTTAATAGATTGAAATCTTTTAGCAAGTTTAATAGTTAAGAAAACATGGTCTAAAACATCCTCAACAAGTAATTCAACAGCATCATTCTTTAAGTCAAATCTTTGTTTTAACTCAGCTACAAGTTCATCCTGTTCTTCTGGTGTAAGGTCAGTCAGCTCCTGTTTAACTAATTCAATGCCAGCAAATGCTTTTGCAGCTGAAAAAATAACAGGTACAAAACGAGGCGAATCCGTTACAATAGAAAACTTTTTGTCTTCCAAAGATTTGATAATTGCCTCAAGTAAATCGAAACCAAAGTTTAAAACTTCTTTTGTTTCCTTAACTCCTAAAACTTCGTTTGACATATAAATTTATTTAATGGTTACTTGTTAAAAAATCTAATAATAATCGTTTGTAAATTAACGCCAGTAATGATTTTTATGTTTTCAGAAATGCTGTATAACTCCGTGAATGCTATCAAAAAGCTAACTGAATAAACAATTTGAAAAGGCAGTCCGAAAGTAATACTTGCACCATGAAAAATCATGATGCCGCAAAAATATGTCAGTATCTTTTGCGATGTCCGATATAGTCCTTTGCTTGTTATCGGCTCTTTCCGTTTCTTTGCCGCAAGGATTCCCGTTACTGTATCTGCAAAAACAACGAAGATTGTAAAAATCAAGAAATGTTTAATAGGCAGGAAAAAGGAAAAAAGAACTCCGCAACAAATGGAAAATAACACTCCGTCGTAACCTACCTTTAAAATGTTATAGATTATTGTTTTCATTATTCAAGTTTTGTAAATTTAACACTTTTATCTGTACTAATATATTTACCGTTATCATTTTTAATTAACAAATAATTTATACCATCAATGTTTATTTTAATCAAATTAGTTTTAACATTTAAAGGTATGTTTACTGTTCGAGGCTGATTTAAATTAGGGTCAAAAACATACTTTTGATTTGAATTAATTTTTACTTTTCCATTTGTAATTACGTTGTTAATATTCAAACGGTAATTGCCAACGTAAAAACTTGAATCTGTAATTTCATTTGTGTTAAAAACACCTAATGTATCAGGTATATTTTTCCATGCCTCAATAGCAAGGTTAATATAATCATCATAACCTTTTAAAACTCTAAATAAACTTGTATCATTAGGAGCAAAAACACATCTCCAATATTTTTCAGAAATCATTACAGTATCTTTCCATACTTGATTTGATTTCCTAACATTAATAGAATTATTTTCTCGAATATTAAATTCAGAAATAATTTCTTTTTCTACAAATGTTGATTGTTGAGCCATTGTAAATAATGGTAACATTAAAAATAAGTATCTCATATTATTTTGTTTTAATTTGTGTGATAATAACCCGAGCAATAAATATAGCAATCTGAACACCAATTTGACACTTCTGTAACAGCAAATGTATTTGTATAAAAATATATATATGCTGCAGAATTAATAACATTGCCAACAAATGGTAATGTTGTAGGAATATTAGAATTTCCAACTGTCGCTGCATATGCGTAAACTTCAGCACAAGAAAATGGCAAACCTGCTATTTTAATTCTACCACTACCGCCTGCCGTTCTATTGGCTCTTACAAGTATTTCAAATGTAACTAAACGCCCTATTTTATTATAAGTACCATTTTGATTTGTGTAACTTACTGTTGGATTACTTTCTTCCCCTTGTAATAGTGGAGTAAATGTGCCTTCTTCGTAATCATCCAAAGTGTTTGCACTTGTTGAGGCTGACTGATTGGATGGGAATGTAATTCCACTTCCAGAAGTTGCTGCAGTTGCTCCGCCTATTCCAACTGTATTTGTAAATACTGGTTGCGTTGCAAATACTAAATTACCGCTTCCTGTTTCATTTGTAACTGCTGATGCAAGGTTAGCAGAAGATGGTGTGCCTAAAAAAGTAGCTACTCCAGTACCTAATGACGTTATTCCCGTTCCCCCATTT